AACTTGCGCATGACACCAGTCATAGCCAACCCCAACGGCACCGACCAAGACGACGACACGGTGTACACCAACATCATCGACATCCGCAATGCCACCGAGATGGATGAGGTGTCGCTGACCGTATGCACCTGGGACAACAAAAAGCCGAATTTTTCAGCCGTTGCCTACACCGACGGCGATGCGATGCGCTATGTCGACACCACCTACAACACCGCACTGGCGGCTGCCGAGGTGGGCAGCATCCGCCACGACGGCACGGTCAGCGACGGCCACATGCGGCAAGAAGAGCATCTGGTCTACCGCCTGACCAACCAGTACAGCGAGCCCGCCAAGGTGCTCAATGTCACGCTGCACGATGCTGTCGCACCGCATCAGATGGTCTACGAGGGCAACCTTGACACGTCGTTTATCGTCGACAAGGTTGACGTGGACTACCGCCAACAGAAGTACACTTATAAGCTAATCGAGAAGAGATGATTACCATCAGCAAGTACAACAAGCGAAAGGAGCGGGCGGTTGTCAACAACTACAACATCGCCGAGATTGAGCAGGCGATCACCGACACCGCCCAGTACACCGCCCAGAAGACTGCCGCCCAGACGGTGGAGACTGTGACGATGACCGCAACCGTCAACGCCAACGGCGATCTCATCATGACCAGCGAGGTGGCAGCAACGGCTGAGCCCACTGATGGCGGCGAACTGTCAACTTGAGCATGTCGGACGGGCAAAACCAATTAAGACAATGACACGCATCAACTACCAATCAGATTTCACGCTGCGTGTGTCGCTAAAGAGCGGCGCAGGCACGCAGTTCGCGCCGCCGGTTGACCATCCCTGGTGGCTGCACATCACCGACAGCGCGGGCACATGCTGGCGATGCGGCTTTGATGGTGCAAAATACGAGGATTGCAGAATCGACGACATGGATGTCATCTGCTATGTCAACAACCCCGGCTTTGTGCCTGGCATGCTCTCAGTGACCTACATGGAGGCCATCCCTGACAGCAACTTCGCCGACGGCTACGACAATGTTGTGCAGCCAGCGAGCGAAGATCTCGTGCTGTGGGAAGGTGCGACAACCATGGACACGGTGGAGGTGTCGCTGATTTTGTCGGTGATCGCCCCGCGAGTGATTAACGCTGCCGTTGACTATAACGGCGATTTAAACTTAACTTTCAACACATAGATATATGGCAACGGAAATTAACGCAGGGCGCGTGGCAATGGTGCCCAAGGGTGAGTGGTCAGCATCGACCGCTTATGTAAGGCTCGACGTGGTGCAATACAATGGCTCAAGCTATGTGGCCATCCAAGACTCCACTGGTCAGAACCCATCCACCGCCACCACCTACTGGCAGCTGCTTGCGAGCGGTGTAGATCCCTCTAACTACTACAACAAGACAGAGACAAACACTATGCTCGCCGCCAAGCAGGACTCGCTGGTGAGCGGGCAGAACATCAAGAGCATAAACGGACAGTCGGTGCTGGGAGCGGGGAACCTTGAACTTGGTGAATTGTTTGTGGTCAGAATGACACGGAACAACTCCAACTCGGTGTACACAGCCGACAAGTCCGTGTCTGAGATCTACGCAGCAAGTTACACTAATGGGAAACCAGTCATCGCTGTCGTGCGTGACATCAACAATCCAGTTCTCATTTTGACGGATTGCGACCCTGATGGTGACAGTTATGTGTTCTCGGCGATAGAGAGCAATAGTGTGACTACACTCAGATGGCAGCAGACAGACGATTATACTTACGAGTTGGAGACAATAGTACTCCAGCCTCATCTCGTTTCGGGCACAAACATCAAGACACTAAACAACGAGACCCTGCTGGGCAGCGGGAATGTGACCATTTCTGGCAAGAGCGCATATCAGTCGTATGTGGACACAACCACTGACTCTCCCGTCAAGACGGAAGCCGAGTGGGTGGCATCCCTGAAAGGTGAGGATGGTGTTTCGTTAGGTGAGGTTGCCATTGCTGATAACTTGACTACTGATGATGGTACAAAGGTGCTGAGTGCTAGGCAAGGTTATCTATTAGGACAGAAAGTTAATGACGTGGATGATGAACCTACTGCTGGTAGTGATAATCTGGTTAAGAGTGGAGGTGTACAGAATGAACTTGCTTTAGGTGCTGTATATGATGTATCAGCAAAGAATCCTACAGCAGGCCCTAACAATGATGGTAAATGGGAATCACTCTCTGCATTACTCTCTGATGCTAACCTTAATACTCTTATTCCTACTGCTGTAAGAAAAGGTGGAATGTCTGTCAAGTTTGTACAGAGTTCTGACAACAAGTATGTGCAGTATTTCTTCAAAGCACAATCATTTACTACTGATGTTGGTTTTTGGGAACAAATAAATGTAGAACAACTTGTAAAAGAAGGTTGGAAATATAAAGGTCTTATATATCCAAACACAAATCCTGGAACGCCAGACCAGAAAGTGTTCTATATTGCTGCTGAAAGTGGCGAATATACTTATCTTGGTGGCATTACAGTCGGAAGAAACGAGCTGGCGATTCTATATTATATGGACAATAATTCATGGATAAAACAGAGTTTAAATTTTGTTTCTGAAGATTTCTTTGATGAGTTTGGGAATGCTTTTTTTAACATTTCCGGGTATATTCAGCAAGACGGAACCATTGAAAACAATTCCGTATGGATGACAACCGATTTTATAGAAATCGAATTATTGCGAGTGTTTGACATTTTGTTACACAATATTTCCGGCGTTACCGCATCAATTTATTTTTATGATGAGGAACGGGAACCGATAAGCGGTATAACAACGGCGGGCGCATTATCAATTGATTCTTATGTGATTCCAAGCGGTGCAAAATATGTTCGATTTTGTAAAGATTCGCGCACAAAAGATTTTGTGTTGATGAACTTTGATTCCGTTTCGTCAAACAATAAAACATCGAATTTTGATAGATATTTAAGGTCGGGGAATCAGTATGATTTTTCGGACAATTATACAACAAGCGTTTATCTTTCTAACGGAACGATTGGAAATTATAATGGTTGGGCGAAAAGCGAACCGATATTTATTGATTCAAATTGCCGGATTATTGGAAATTTGACTGGGTTTAATTCAGGTGGAATTCAAATACCAAGTATTGTTTTTCTTGATGAAAATCTTGATTTTATAAGTGGGATTCCCGCAGTAAATGGTAAAAACTCATTTGACATTAGCGGTATATCTATACCATCAACCGCAAAATATTTTATATATCAAAATAATACGACACAGCATGACTTATCAAGTAGAGAAGTATATGTGTATTGGAATGTAGGATTCCTTGCTAACAATGTAATGGCTCTACAAAAAGAAGAACACTATGATTTGCTCGTCCCTAAGAAGATATATAATGTTGGTAATGATATACAGCGCAATATAGAAGGATTTCCAAGAAATTATAGTACTGTTATATATCTTGATAACTTATTACCAGCAAATCTTACGAAAGAACCAAACATAAGATTTTCCGATGGAAAAATTATTAAGTCTATTCCTTGTTATGAACCGCCAATGGAACAGATTCAAGGATTAGGTGGTGGATTTGAACGACCATTAATGAATGGTGGAGAGAACATTCACAGTGAGAATGTAACTTGTGAAGTTGGGAAAACACAGTTTACGATTGTCAATCGTTCTGTACTTAATTCTGCAACTAAAAACAAGAAAGCATCAATACTGTGTATTGGGGACTCAGTAACCTTTGGACAGGGAGCTTTCTTTGTAGGTATGGAAGAAAGAGCCAATTATACCTCATTATTGCATGAAATGTTTATAAAAGATTCTTTGCAGGATGGTGGTGGCTATGATTTCGACACTATTGGCACTATATCATTTATTCGCCATTTTAAGAATGGGAATGAAAATATTACGGTCAAATCCTACAATGAGGGTTATTCTGGCACAACACTTCAAAAAACAGGACTATTTAAGAATCCTAAATTTCTTGATGCTAATAACAATTTCTCATTCCAGAATTGGCTTGACAAATATCGTACTAAAGATGATGATGGGAACCAACTATACTTTGACGCACAAGGAACAACAACTGGAGTGGGAGGCAATTACGGATATTATTCTGATGGATCATTGTCTGATTACCGAATTGGAACTGAGGTTACAGATGTTACTGCTTATAATGTCTATAAACCTACTCATGTTTTCTTATTTCATGGTTCAAATCAAGCAGTATCTAAATCGGACTATGATACATTCATTGGTTATGTACATGAAGTATTCCCCAATGCCATTATAGGACTTGGTGTTCCCCATGTATCTGGTACATACTTCCCAAGTCAATTCCGTGAATATGTAAACTGTGAAAGATGGAATCCGATGTTGTCATTTGCATACTTAGGAAGACAGTATCAGACGGCACAAGTGCTTGATGGCATGATAACATCAGAATATGAAGAAGATAATGTATATGTCATTCCGACTTTCTTTGTCAATCCGTCAGCCAAAGCTATTCCAGCGATGTATGTGAGCGAACCAGCCAACGATTTCATTGATAGCGGTAAATTATACATGCCAAAAGGTCAAGCACCTGATGTTCATGTTGGTGGATTTGCACATGCTGCTTATGCGTATCAACTGTATTCGTGGATAAAATGGACAATTGCCAATAGCTTGTTTTAAAACGTAGTGAGTTCTTGTAATAAGTAGGTACAAAAGGCAGTCACTTCGGTGGCTGGATAAAGCTAATGATAGGATTAAATCATGACACAGACGTTGATTGATATGAGCAGGATGCTGGCATTGTCGGCAGTGATCGTCCTCGTGGCGATGATGTGGGACTTGGCCGTGGGCATCCGCAAGGCGCAGGAGCGTGGCGAGGCTCGGACAAGTTATGGGCTGTCGCGGACTGCGACTAAGATGCTGACATACTACGGCGCATTTGGCATCGGGGCTTGCATTGACGTGCTATTGCACGTTGGCAAGGTATGGCAGTTGTTCGGCCTTGCAGGCACACTGGAGAGTGTGCCTGTTGTGGCCACGCTGATAGCCATCTTCTTGTGCGTGATAGAGGGCATTTCCATCCTTGAGAATGCCGACACCAAGGCGAAGAAGCGCATGGGCAAGGTGGCCGATGTGGCACTGACGGCGGCAAGTAAGACGGAACTGGTGGAACTGCTGGCACGGGCCATCACGGCGGCGCAGGAGAACACGAAGAACAAGGACAAAGAGC